CGGGGCCTCCACCCTTTCCACGTTCTTTTTCATCTATACGAGTAAATTCTTGTATAGCATCTTTAATTTCAGAACGTATAATATCTGTTATTTGTTTTTTAGATATTTTCATGTTAGTTTCCTCTATATATTTCATTACGTTATCAGGATTGATAAACTTGGGATTACTCTTTTTTTGTCCAGTATTATCATCCATCTTATGTTTAATCATTTTTTCTGGTACATTTGATAATTTTCCATCTTTATTTTCTTCTTCAAACGTACTCTTAAATTTTTTCGAAGTACTATTAATTTCACCAGCTTTTGCTTTATTTTTTGTTTCAACTTTATTAGCTAGTTCCATATTTTTATTAGGAAACCAACCAATTCCATCATAGTTATCTCCGTCTTTACCACTAAAACTATTAGTCTTCTTTACCAATTTTGATAATTTTATGTTAGCCATAATTATTCTCTTATATAAATATATCTTACTTTAAAAACTCGACATTAATGGGTCTGGTATACCCAAAAAATCGTATAATAAACTTCTAACCAATGTAGGTATTCTTGAATCTCTACCAAACCCTTCTAAATTACTTCTTAAAAATGTAGCACCATCACCAGTTCCAAGATTTATACGATTAATAACTACCTCATCGTCATCTTTATTTACCAATACTGTATATAGAGCTTCATATTTATGTCCAGCACCATCATCCGCTTTATCAAAGGTTCTACCAATAACAAAATACTCTTTATCATAACCACTAACTTGATTTGTATTAGCTTGGTCACCTTGTATTTGATTTTTTATCTGTTGGATAGCTAAAGCACCAGTAGTAGCTTCTGAAACAACACTTCTTACCAACTTACGTACTTCACCACGTATGTTTTTTGATATTTCAATAGCCGCTAATTGTTTCTCAGCTTTTTTTCTTGAATTATGTGTTCCGAGCCTTTTACCACCACTCTTACCATAAACAACGTACTTATCTCCAACTTTTTTAATCATTTTTATACGGAAATTTTTTGTTTAAAAATTCTTTTCTTTTTGTACAACCACCACACTCTTGAATTTTACCACGTGATACTGTTTTTATAGCTCTAGCGATAGTATCACCCAGACCTTTATCAATTTTTTTCATTGTTTTGTTTGTTAACTTATCCATCTTTTTCTTCTTTACCATCTTCTTTACTATCTACAGTAAAACCATATTCTTCTTCGATGTACTTAATAATAAATTTGTAGTTTTGTACTAATAATTTAGCATTTTCAGATAAGTCTTGTAGTGAATTTCTAGCGAATTGTAACCTTAACTCGTTTTCTTCTTCTGATTTTTTAGGGTCTTTTGGATTCATCATTATAGCGGTCATTTTTCCAAAATTTGTCAATGTTGGAACAAGATTTTGAACTGCCGCTAACATACCCTCACCAAGACCTTTTAAAGTTTCGTCTTCACCCTCTTTAAGAATTTCATTTAGGTCTGGATTAAATGTGGGATTTTCTAATCTGTAATTTCTCCAGTTTTTCCACATATTTCTATCTTTCATATTAGACTCCAGTCAAAATATCAGAAATAATAGATTCGGTTTTACACCATTTGTCACACACACTTCCATCTTCTCTAAGATTTTGGTTATTTTCGTAGTTAACACTTTCGTTCATTGGATGCATGAAAGCACCATGTGTAGATGGATTAGATACGAAGTCAAAAGCTATCAATTCAAAGTCTTTTTGTACTTCTTGTGCTCCACTTTCATTACCCTCTGATACCGAACCCATACCACGAGAAGAAATACCAAGTTTAATACCAGCTTTAAATAACTCTTTGAGTATGTTACCTGCTGGTGTAGGAAGTATTTCTACTTTTCCAAGTAAATTTTGACCTTCCCACCACATTTCACTTACATTGTGTGAGACGTTTTTTAGATTAACGACTGCAGATTCTGGATGGTCAAGTTCACCCATGGCTCTTTTTTGATTGATAAATTCTTTAGTGTATTTTTTAGCTTCTCTCATTAAAATCTCTCTTGGATATACTCTACCATTCTGATTTTTTGATTCGGCTCTTTGTAATACACCACTAACAATCAATCTACCCTTATTGTCGGTAATTGACTCATTTATTTGTTGTGGAGATACTTCAAATAACATAGTATCTATTAAAAGTGACTTGGACATCCTTGGCTCCTATTTCATGAAATCAAATTCTTTTTCGTTAAATTGTTCTTCAAACTCATTAGCATAATCTTTAGCTAGTTCTAACTTATTTTTTTTAGAAAAGGTGTTTCTATCACCACCAAAATCTTTTACGTACTTTTTAGCACCATCATCAATCAAATACATAAATGCTTTAACAGCTAACTTAGGATTAAACTTACCTCTTTTTTTGAATTTAGATAAATTCTTTAGAATTGGTATATATCTTTGTTTATAAAGAGTAGCATCATTATCAATATACAATCTTAACTCTCTTGATTCTGTTGAAATTTCTTTTAATATACCATCTCTATTTAATTTTTTTAACTCTTCTACAATAATTGTTTTTACAGCATCTGCTACTAAGTTTTCACTTTGTAATTTTTTCTTCTCTTCAATTTTATGTAGTAAAAATCCTTTTGCTAACTTTTTTTCCCTAACAAAATCTGTGTCTCCGTATTTTCTTCGTAGAGTAACTGGTAATTCTACATTACCACCATGATTTATGAAGTGAGCTACTCTTTTAGCATCTACTTTATAAATTTTTCTCCACTTGTTTTCTGGGAGATTATTTAACCAACGATGTACCTCTTTTATTTTAAATCGTTTCACAGATATCTCCTAAGAAGTCTTTCTTAATTTTGGGTCAATAGCTAACATATAACCTAAAAGTGTAGGTTTTCTATGTCCACCACTATATCCAGACTTCTTTTTCTTCTTTTTTCTTTCTTTGTCGTTAACCCAGTATGGAGTAGATGGTGGGCCTTCACCCCCGTCAATATTACTCGACACACTTGCTTCGTTTAATTCTACTCTTACAATTGATTTTATAAGATTACGAAGTTCTTCTAAACTATCCTTTTGAAGTGACATTGTTTATCTCTTCAACTAACTCATAATATCTCATCAAATTAACAACATCATTATCTTTAACAACTCTATGATTAGTTAAATTCTTAGTTAACTTCATAGCTTCTTTTAGTTTTATAGTAGTAACTTTATCGTCTACGTCTTTTACCTTTTCTTTTAATTGTTTGTTTATTTTTGAGATTTCATCATTTATAAACTCACGTAAAGAATTAGTATTAGATATATTTTCTATGTATTTTTTTAGTAATACCTTTTGTTGTTCATTTAAATCTGAATATTTATTATTGAACTTATCAACTAACATTGAATAAGTCAACAATCTTAAATCTTTTTCTGACTTCTTATAAGTCTCGATTATCTTATTTGTTTTTACTGAAGAATCTACTTTCTTATTTATAATATGTTCAACAATAGAGTACTTATTACGTATTTCATCCGTTGGATTGTTTCTATGTTGATTAGTATTATACTCAAACAATTTGTATACAGAAGCAAAAACTTTATAATTTGGAATACGAGATGAAAAGAAGTTTACTATGTCGTAAGACTCTTTAATACTCTTTATCAAATTATATTTTTCTAACTTTAATTTTTTGTTAGATAATCTTTGTCTTGATTTTACGACAGCTTCAATTAATTTTTCGGCCTGTTTTTCAGTAGTAAATTTTTCATTCATCAAAACATTATAAAGTTCTAATTCTTTACCAAGTTCTGTATTTTCTGAAAAGAAATTTTTCATTGTTTTAATAGCTACAGAATTATCTTTGCCATTAAGAACGTCCGCCGTTATCTGTCTTGTTAATAGTTCGAAAAGAATACCAGTATTCTTTATTTTTAAGTGTTTTGTTGAGGCCATTTTAAGCTCCGTATTTTTGTATATAATTCTTCTATTATAAATATTAGAGAACTCTATTTATCGTTATTTAAAGTGTCATTTACTTCACGTTTATACTCTTCTTCTACAGAATTAGTTTCATTTATCAGTTTTAAGTCACTATTATTCATAGATTTCTTCAACTTATCTAAATGTGCTAACGCTATAGACTTACCACCCTTACGCATATCTACTACACCAAGTGGGTCTCTCCCTCTAGCAGAACCATCCTTACCAAATTTAGGTGGTCTTTTTGGTCTACCAGCTCCCTCGTGTCCTCCAGGTGGTGAACCACCTTCTGGACCAAGTTCATTTTGTTTTTTCTTTTTAGCTTTATCTCTAGCTGTATAGTAATCAGTTTTACTTGGTGTTACCATATCGTCTTCACCATACTCATCTTCACCAGAACCACCAGGTGACGCTGGGTCAGCACCTTCGTCTGCAATAGACGTGTATCTGAACTCTCTTTTTTGGTCATCAACGATTTGTTTTCTTACTAAATCTTTTTCTTGTGCAGTAAAACCAAATATTTGGTCATAAACATATTCAGTAGATAGTAACTTATTATCTTTCATTGATGATGCTAGGTCAATTTTTGTTGACCACAATTCAAGTTTTTCTTGTTCATATATCATTGATGGATTTGTAAGTGATAGTTCAAAATTAACAAGGTCTGCATCTGTGTAACCTTGTGCATATAAATGAACTATACCAATCTTTGTCAACTCACTAATTACGATTCTTTGAATCCTTTCAATGGTACGAGCAAATCTAACATCTTCTGCCGCTAAAGTTGCTTTAGCATTAACTTCATCTTCATACCCCAAGAAAGCTTTAGGTATTTTTAATGCGGCTAGTAATTTATTTCTTAGGTATTCAATATCATCTACGGCTTCAAATGTCAATCCAGCGGCCGTATCAATTTCTGTACCACTATCTCCACCACGAACTGGTAAGAAGAAGTCTTCTGTTATATTTTGAACATTGTATTTCAAATTATAATCACCAGTTTCTTTGTCAATAACTGGTGCTTTCTTCATCTTATTGATGATTCGTTGCATGTAGTTATCAACTTCATTTGGTGGTATGTTTCCAATGTCAACTTTAAATACTCTTTTTTCTGGTGCTCTCATTATACGATGTATTAACATAGCATCTTCCATAAGAGTTAATTGTTTCCAAACTTTACGAGCTCCTTCAATCATAGATTTACCATAGGGTAACATATTACTATCTGATAACAATCTAAAATGTCCAACTTCATAATTTTCTAATTCTGATTCTAATTGTCTTGTACCACCAACTGTATATTTTGTTTCTGGGTCTTCAACAATGAACTTTACGTAGTGTGGATTTGTTGGGTCGTCTCCCTCTACTCTTGATACAGTATATGGTGATATTGGTTTAACATTTACGATACCAAACTTTTCTGCTATTTCTAATTGTAAAAAGAAATCACCATATTTACACATATTACGAATCCATGGCCATAGATTAAATTCTATGTTGATAACATCATAGAATAAGTTACGTAAAATGTCATGTATATTATCGTCTTCTGAACGTATCTGTAATATTTCTCCATATTCAGACCTCATTGTAGACTCATCCGCATATATATCAAGTGCAGATGATAAGATTGAATCATTGTCCATTGATTCATAATCAGAAAATAGACCAGCTCTCTGTCCTCTATCAGTAGTCGCTTTCTGTCTACCAACACCATATGGATTTTGCAGATTACTATATAGTTTAGTATATCTATCTGTCAAGTCTGATACAGCTTGTACTCTATTTGTGTCAGCGACTTTTAAAGTTCTTCCACCAGCGTGTCTTACAATCACATTGGTTGAAAATAATCTTTTTAGTCTACTTCTTAAACTCTTGTCGGCCATTGTTTCCTCACTCTTCTAATTATTTACCTATTAACCAGGTTAAATCTTCTTTTTCACTATTGGGTACTTCCATTTTCCAAGATTCGTTTTCACTATCATCGGCTGAGTAGATAGTGCCGTGGTGTTGGAAGTAATCAAATGAACGTTTTGTCAATTCAATACCTTCCGCTCTTAATCTTAACGCAGTATCTCTAACCCAAAGTCCTATTGCTAAACTCATAACAAGGTCATCATTATATCCTTGCATCGCTTCAGCTCTACTATTCTTATATATAAATACAAACAACTCATCAATTAATCTTTGGGAATTAATAGTAACAGATTTTTCTCTAAAATACTCTTCTAATTTAGCTATTACCAATGGTCTTGTTTTAGTAGTCATACTAAATCCTGGAACCATATTCCTATCTTGACTTCTATATCTATTCGTCATTTGTTTTGATGTATCTACATACATTAAATCTTTTGATGTGTAAAATATGTTCGGATACTCCGAATCTATTATGGTCTGTATTGCTGACCAACCAATGTTGTTGTTCTCAACAATCAATAGAGCTTTATTATACTCTGTTGCCACACTTACACACATATTTCCAAAATCTTTTGTTCCAAGTTTACCTTTATATTCTGCTACTTGTTTCATTGACTCTATTTCAAGTACATGAAACGCAGAAAAATCAGAACCATCACCTCTACTAACATCAGCACTCAATACGTAATCTTTAGAATAATCTGGATATTCCCATATCCACATATTTGAATCAAATCCTCTTCTTTCTAATGGTTCTTTTACGTGATTCTCTCTATAATCTTCTATAATCAAACCATCTATTACAGTTTGACCAGAAGTTATGAAACTACAATCACACTCTTGAGCCGCTAATGATGGCCCTAATAATAAATCTTGTTTATTTCTCCACTCTTCTCCTCTTTCTGGATGTATTGTCCAATGTAACTTTATAAAATTCCATCCATTTATCCCATCTTCAGCATCCATCCAAGTTCTATGAAACCAGTTACCAACACCATTGGGTGTAGATAATGCTATACATTGACCACCCGTAGATAGTGTTTGTGAAGCCGCTGCCCATATCGTATCAATTTTTTCGATAAATGCTGCCTCATCAAGTACTAATAAAGATAGTGCTTCTGAACGACCAGCTTCTTCTGAACTAGCAACAGCTTTAACTTGTGAACCATTTTTATATCTCAAAGATAATTTGTTATCTTCAACACAATTTTGTTTTAACCAAGATGGTAGATTAGCATGCATCACTCGTACCTTAGTAACAAGATTTTTAGCAGTATCTTGTTTTGTTGCAATAACAAGAATATTTTTATCTTGGTGAAAAGTCATTAACCAAAGTGAATATCCAGCCGTTAATGTTGATATACCCAACTGACGAGCTTTTAAAATAACATTAAGTCTGTTATCTTTGATATCTTCTAATGTCTTTTCTTGAAAATCCCATAAATGAAATGGTATTTTACCCTTTATTGGGTGCTGAATCATACAATACTTTTTTAAAAAGTAAACTGGGTCTTTAGCACATTTAACGTACTCTGACCTAACTAATTTTTTGAAATCAGTTTGTGACATTAACTAAGTATATAAACCACTGTTGAACTACCAGTCTCAACTTTTTTTACACCAAGTTCTATTACTTCTCCTGCCGCTACAGTACCATCTGAACCACTAATAGTTCCACCATTAGCTCCATATATTTTATATGCTGTACCAGTACCAACAATAAACGCTTTACCCATATTTGAACCAGTTGGTTCAAATGTTGATGCCGCGGAAACAGTTTGTACTCTATT